GCATGAGGCGTCACTGCACGATCTCAATGTCTTCCTTACCCTCACCTACGACGATGACCATTTACCGCCTGGAGGCTCTCTGGTGAAAAAAGACTTCCAGGACTTTATGAAGCGGCTACGCAAACAACATGCCGGCCGTCTTCGCTACTTCGCTGTGGGCGAGTACGGTGAAAATACGGAAAGGCCTCATTATCATGCAATCATCTTCGGCGCTGACTTTGCGGACAAGCGTCCGCACTCGAAGGGCAGTGAAGGCGATCAACTCTTTAAATCGGAGCTACTTGACCGGCTCTGGGGAAAAGGTCAGTGTCTCGTTGGCTCGGTCACTATCCAGTCTGCCCACTACGTTGCTAAGTACTGCCAGAAAAAGGTCAATGGCGATCTGGCTGCTCAACATTACGGACAGCGCATCCCGGAATTTGGTCTCATGTCACTCAAGCCGGGGATAGGCGCCGGCTGGTTCAACAAATACTCGGGCGACGTGTATCCGTCCGACTTCCTCGTGATCCGAGGACGTAAGCGCAGCCCTCCGCGGTTCTACGACAACATGCTCGAAGACATCGACGAGAAAATGCTGCAGGCCCTCAAAAAGGACCGTCTTAAGGCAGCCCAGAAACATAGGGCTGATCAAACTCCGTCCCGACTCAAGGCGCGCATGGAATGTATTCAGGCGCGCGTCAATCTTAAAAAAGGTGTTCTATGAACGTTATTTGTTCCGTGTATGATCAGAAGGCGCGTTTCTTTTCCGCGCCCTTCACGAGCGCTACCGAGGAAACAGCGGTGCGCGATTTCTCTAGGGCGGTTTCGGATTCTCGCTCTATGGTCGACAAGTTCCCTGCGGACTATGAGCTGCATCTGTTGGGTGCATTCAATGAGCTTAGCGGCGAAATCGAGCCGTGTGCTATTCCTAAACTCCTCGCCAAAGGCGCGGACTATATTGTGGAGGTTCCTGTAAATGCGTAGTGTGATGAAACATACTTTCAGCCAAGTTCCGAAGGCTGATATCCCGCGGTCGACCTTTGACCGTTCGCATGGGTATAAGACAACGTTCGACGCGGGTTATTTGGTTCCGTTTCTGCTGGATGAAGCTCTGCCCGGTGATACGTTCAGTTGTCGTGTTTCGGCTCTGGCCCGCTTGGCGACGCCGATTGTTCCGCTCATGGATAACATGTATCTCGATACGCAGTTCTTTTCGGTACCGATTCGGCTTGTCTGGGACAACTGGCAAAAATTCAATGGCGAGCAGAAAAATCCGGGTGACAGTACCGACTTTACAATTCCTCAGATCGTGTCCCCCGTTGGTGGATTCACTGCCGGTTCGCTTGAGGACTATTTCGGCCTTCCTGTCGGTGTCGCGGGTCTATCTGTCAGTGCCCTTTGGCACAGAGCCTATAACCTGATCTACAACGAGTGGTATCGCGATCAGAATCTGCAGGATTCGCTTAATGTTCCGACTGGGGATGGTCCGGACAGTTTGTCGGATTACGGTCTTGTTCGTCGCGGTAAGCGTCATGACTATTTCACCAGTGCGTTGCCGTGGCCGCAAAAAGGTCCGGGTGTGCAAATTCCGTTGGGTACGAGCGCCCCGGTTCTTGGTTTGGGGCCGGAGATTTCGATTATTGATACCGCGGGCGACTATAGGCAGCTTGATACTGCAAGCACGTTGCTTCGCTTTGCGGGTACGGTAGGTACGGAGGAAAACAGTCTTGTTGCCGACTTGACCAATGCAACGGCTGCGACTATCAACTCGCTTCGTCAGGCGTTCCAAATTCAAAAGGTTTTCGAGCGGGACGCGCGAGGTGGTACGCGGTATACCGAACTTATTAAATCTCACTTCGGAGTTACTTCTCCCGATGCTCGATTGCAAAGACCTGAATATCTCGGCGGCGGCTCGTCGCCGATCAACGTTACTCCTGTCCCCCAAACTTCCGCGACAGGGACTTACGCAGAAACTCCGCAGGGTAACCTTGGAGCTTACGGCACTTCTACTTTTACTGGTCATGGGTTTTCTAGTAGCTTTACTGAGCATTGTCTTATCATCGGTGTGATGTCGGTGCGGGCCGATTTGACCTATCAACAGGGTCTCAATCGGATGTTCTCGCGGAAAACCCGTTTCGACTTCTACTGGCCGGCTCTGTCGCATATTGGTGAACAGGCTGTCCTTCAAAAGGAAATCTTTGCTACTGGGAATCCTCTTGAAGATGAAAAAGTCTTTGGTTATCAGGAACGTTACGCTGAATACCGTTACAAGCCGAGTCAGATTACAGGCCAGTTTAGATCCAGCTTCCCCCAGTCCCTTGACTCTTGGCACCTTTCCCAAGAGTTCGCGACTGCTCCGGTCCTTGATGCGGCTTTCATTGAAGAAAACCCGCCGCTCGATCGGGTGATTGCTGTGCCTTCCGAACCGCACTTCTTGTTCGATAGTTACGTTCAGATGAAGTGTACCCGCCCGATGCCGGTGTATGGCGTTCCGGGCCTCATTGATCATTTCTGATTATGGCGTTCTGGGATCTTGGTGCTTCTGGTCTCTTTGGCGGCGGGGCATCCTTCGTAGGGGGGATGCTTCAACGCTCGAGTGCTAAAAGAGAGGCAAAAAGGGCGTGGGCCCGTAATGAGTTGTCGGCGGCGAACCAACGCGCGTGGGGCGCTGATCAGGCGGAATTGCAGCGGGATTGGGAAGCCGGACAGGCGTCTAGTGCGATGGCCTTTGAAGAAGGACAGGCGGCGAAACAGATGCAGTTTCAGGAGGCTTCCAATGCGAAACAGATGCAATTCCAACAGGACATGTCTAATACTGCGCATCAACGGGAGGTTAACGATCTTAGGGCCGCAGGACTCAACCCTATCCTCTCCGGTACTGGAGGAATGGGATCGAGCACCCCAATCGGGGCCTCTTCGGCGGGAAGCATGGCTCGTGGATCAAAAGGATCTTCTTCAACGCCTGGAGGCTCTGCAGCGTCAGGACCGATGGCCCAAGTGCTCGACTTCATTACCCCGGCAATTGCAACTGCTATGACCGTTGGTAGGACGGTTGCGGATATTTCCAAGACCGAAGAGGAAACTAAAAGTGTTCCTTTCGAGCGTGCGCGTATTGAAGCTGATACTTACCGTATTAATGCGGCTAAGGATAATTTGCGGGAGGACACTAAGGTTAAGGAGTTCCTTAATCAGGCCGGACCCGCGAATGTTAAAAAAGCTGAATGGGAAATGCATAAGGCTCTTGAATCTGTTTACCGTGAATACTGGGAAACAGTGACAAAGGAGGCCGAGGTTTGGAAAACGAGGGCCGAGACTAGAGGGCTGAGTGCTGACGCGGTTCACAAGGAGGTCGAAGCCCGTGCTATGACTTGGTTGGAGGATCATGGATTGTCCGAGGCGTTGAAGGCTTACCCGCTTGTTTCGGCTGCGGGTGGCCTTATTCGCGAGGTTATCTCGAAGCGGTTTGGCAAGGATATTGCCAGTGAATCTACGTCTGAAACAATTACTAGTGGGCCTAAAGGCACCACCCGTTCTACTACTACTTCTTCTTCTCGTTCTCATCGTTAAAGGAGCCTATCGTGTCTAAAATTACTAACTACTCTTCTCCCTTTCAATCTCATCATAATAAAAAAACTAAACCTATTCTTACGTTCCCACCTAACTCTCGGTGGACTAAACAATCTTTCCGTGAGGAATGTGATATCAACACGATCATGGCTCGTTATCAATCTACCGGCGAAATGCCGGTTATCTCTGAACGGGCTCCCCAGTATCTCGACGTGTCGTCGGGCTTCGACTTCGCGCTGATGCAAGATCAGCTGGTCGAGGCCCAAAATCTGTTCAACGATCTTCCGTCTTCTCTCCGTAATCGCTTCGCGAACAATCCGGCCTTGTTCCTGAACTTCGTTCAGGACGAGGCCAATAGGCCTGAAATGTATAAATTGGGCCTTCTCAAAAAATCTCCCTCCGAGTCAGGCTTGCCTGACTTGGAGGCGACAAGCGGAGCGCGTCAGTCTGCGGGCTCTACTCCCTCTTCTTCTTCTACCTCTTGACAATCCCGCCAAGCACAGTTATTTTCCTTGATCATAACTGTGCTAGGTGACACCAAAAAGCCAAAAATGACGACTCTTCTCGGAATCCTGCTTTTAGTCACCCTCTTAAAGGAGCAAATCAATCATGAAGCGACACTCCGTCAGCAGCAAGAAATCCAAGGCCATGTTCTCCAAGTCTGCCTCCCGAAGCCACGTGAAGAACTTTGCCGGCAACCCGATGCGGGGCGGCATCCGTCTGTGATGTCAAATGCCATGCCTGAAACCTATTGAGGTTCCCAAGCGTGGTTTTGTCGATCTACGCGTTACGGTCGCCTGTGGTCAATGCATCGGCTGCAGGATCGACCGGACGCAGGATTG